CCAAGAACATCCTCTTGAATGAAGGACTTCGAGCGTGGATGGCACCAGTAGATCAACCTCATGAGAACTTTGTGTTTCCAGAGGAGGTATTGCCGAGAGGTAATGCTCTGTGATATACTAGGAGGGGCAACCCTCCTTTTTTAATGATCAGTTCAGAAACTCCTTATAAACTAGCAGAGATTATTCGAGACACCTGGCCGAATCTTTATCGAAAACCAAACATAATACATAATCAACCAGAGGAAGAACAGGAAAAAGATGAGTAGAAAGTTAAAGATTGCAATTGTTGGTGCTGGAAATGCTGCATGTGTAACAGCTTTACTTTATAGTTCTTATAGTAGATTTTATGGAAATGATCTGATTGATAAGATTACAATCTATCATGATCCATCAGTTCCCATAGAAAGAGTTGGACAGGGAACTAATGTTACGATTACTAATCTAATTCGTCAATTACTGAAAATTAATTTATTTTCCGAGGAAAATACTATTAAAGCAACAACAAAAGATGGAATTTTATATGAAAATTGGGGAAAGAAAAATAAAAATGTCTTCCACGAATTTCCACTAGAATTCAGAGCAGTTCATTATGTTCCGAATCTTTTTTCCAAGATGGTATTGGAGTCTGGGTTGTTTGAGGTTGTTGAAAAAAATATAACCGATACTGAAACTGAAATTGATGCGGATTATATTTTTGATTGTAGGGGGAAAAACAATAGGGATCCTGCCTTGTATAATAAGTTAACTAATCCATTAAACTCCGTAATACTCTCTAGAAAGGAGGGGGAAGATCCAAAATTAAATTACACAAGATGTGTTGCTACTCCTGATGGATGGACATTTGTAATTCCAAATCATGATAGTGTTTCTTATGGTTATCTTTATAACAATAAAATAACTGATTTTGAAACTGCTAAAAAAAATTTTATTGATATCTTTGATGTTGTTCCTGATGGAGACTTCTCTTTCGAAAATTACATCGCTAAGAGTGTATGGTATGGTGAACGAACCATTCTCAATGGAAATAGACTCTGTTTCTTAGAACCACTTGAAGCAACTTCGACTGGTTTTTATCATGATGTTGCAAGATCTGTATGGGATCATATATGCTATGGAGTTGACAGAGAAGTATGTAACAAAAAAATTAGAAAGAATATGAAACAAATTGAAACTTTTGTTTTATGGCATTATCAAAGTGGATCTGCATATGAAACTCCTTTTTGGAAATATGCTAGATCACTATCATTTAATCCTGATGAAACATTTAAATTGTACTTGAGTGAGTCGAGACAAAATGATTACATTGAATTGAATGTCAATCGTAAAAAAGGTATAAATGGAAATGAATACTCACAGTGGGGGTTGCAAAGTTTTAAAGTATGGGATGAAAAAGTTTTCTCAGCATAAATAAAAATTCATTTTTTAAGAATTATGAAGTTTACAGTTTACTCAAAAGATGGTTGTCCATATTGCACAAAAGTGGAGCAAGTGCTACAATTAGCAGAGTTGCAGTATGTTATCTACAAATTAAATAAAGACTTTACTCGTGAAGAATTTTATGCAGAATTTGGAAAGGGTTCAACTTTCCCTCAAGTTATTCTCGATGATAAACATCTTGGCGGATGTTCAGAAACTGTTAAATATCTTACAGAAAATAAAATTGTTTAATGGAAAATAACCTTCACGAGATTTGCAATGATGTTGAGAAAGCAATTGACTATGCTTTCGAAGGACAATTTGTGATGAAATTTTATGATTACTTAAAAATTCGTGATACAAAAAGAATCGAAGTTGAAGAGTTTATCAACAGCAAAACTGCAGTCGAAGTTAAAGATCTTGTAAATGATCTTGATGAATATCTTGAAGGTGGTTCTGATGAGATACACAAACAACTTCGTGAAGGTTATGGACATATTCCAAAACCTCAAGCCAGAAAAATAAAAAATTATTTACATGGCATACTAGAAGATGCTATAAAGTATAGTCATGACAGAAGACCTGGACGACGCAAAAAGCAAACTAAATAAAGATGAACCCCAAATTAATCGGGGTGTTGAGTTATTACTACGCAATAGGAGGAAAAGATCAGAAAAACCAAAAACTTTTCAAGTAAAGTTTGGTAAAATGATCTCTCTCTTCCGCAGAGAGTTTCATTTCTTTATCGACTTTCACTTCGACATAAAGAAAAAATAGAACTCTCTGGAGAGGAAAAATGTTAGCAGTAACTCTAACCATAGGAACATTGGTGTCGATCATGTTCTTTTTTGTAGGAGGAGTAGTAGGATGGTTGGCAAAAGAACACTTCTACCAAACTCAACCAGTTTACACACACCCAGAGATGTTTGATGTTAATGGGAATGTAATACCCGACGAAATTTTAGCAGTGAGATTTGAAAATGACTACGACTACGACGAAGAAGAAGAGGACGACGATTGAAAAACCAATCGATACTCTTCCTGTAAATCCATTCATATATGAAATTTTAGAACTTGCTTCCAAGCAAAGAAGTAATGCAAAAAAAGTTGAAGTTCTAAAAACATATGAGCATGATTCTCTCAAAACTATTTTTATTTGGAACTTTGATGAATCTGTAATTTCTCTTCTACCTGAAGGTGATGTTCCTTATGCAAATGCAGAAGAACAAACAGTTTACTCTGGCACTCTTTCTGAAAATTTGTCTAGAGAAGCGGCAGGTGGAGAATCTGCCACAGGTCAAGATTTAGATGGCAGAGGAAAAACTTCTTTACGTAGAGAATATCAAAATCTTTATCATTATGTGAAAGGTGGTAATGCTGGTCTCAACACTATTCGTCGCGAGATGATGTTCATTAATCTTCTTACTGGTCTTCATCCTAAAGAAGCAGAGGTATTAATTCTTACAAAAGATAAGAAATTGACAGATAAATATAAGATAACTCTTGAAAATGTTAAAGAGGCATACCCTGACATTCAATGGGGTGGTCGCTCATGACAGTAGTTGTTGGAGAAGATGTAAAAATGGCAGAATATTCAGAAAATCAAAAACTTGTTCTGCCTCATGAATATGGATGTGAAATTCTTCTAGAAAAAACAACGCTTGGTAAGGCAAAAGATTCTTCATTTCCAAACGATGCGTACTTAATCTGGTACATTAATGATGGACAAGAGTGTATTGATTTAACTAGAGCCGCAAAAAGAGTAAATCTATTTGACATGTATTATGATAAGTATGGTCCAGGAGCAGTTCAAAAAATTGATTTTGGATATGGTAGAGTGAATCCCAAACTTTGGGGTTATAAACAACCTGAAAAAAAGAAAAAAAGATGAGTGAAGGTTTTAAGGGTTTTGCTAAACCCGCTGAAGATAAAGAGTTTCGTCTTTATATTAAAAATAAAGAAGTAAATAAACTTATTAAAGAATATAAAAAACTTAAAAAGTATCAAAAATCTTCTATTTTTGAAATTGAAAAACTTTCGGGTCAAGAAACAAAAATAGATAAACTAATCAACGACTATGGGATAGACCCCGAAGCAATTGAATAATGGGAAAGCATTATCTTCTTAATTTGTATGGGTGCTCGTTTGTCCTCTTGGACGACGAGCGTTGTCTTATTGATCTATTAGAAAACGCAGCAGTTGCTAGTGGTGCTACCGTGATTCAAACCATTTCAAAAAAGTTTGAACCGCAGGGCGTTACTGTAATTTGTTTATTATCTGAAAGTCATATTAGTATTCATACATGGCCTGAGGAAGGTAAGGCTGCAGTAGATGTCTATACTTGTGGTGACTGCAACCCTAAGATTGGTTGTGACATTATCATTCAACAACTTTATGCAACAGAACATACGCTCAGTTATATTGAGCGTTAAGTGTTGACAGATCAATGAAGAAGACCTATAATCAATCCAAATAAACAACTTATTATGGACTACAAACCTTATAGTATGGAATGGAGTAGGCGGAGATATCTTGCCGAAGCAATTCAAAAATACTTTGATACTGATGCATCTCTTGATGTTGTCTTAGATGATATATTAAGTGTTCTTGAAGAAAATGTAGAACATCATAAGAGTCGTGCTGAAAGGTTTCAAGGTGTCCTAGATGGATTGAAATCACTTCAATATTAATAAATAAATCTATACGGAGATTAAAAATGCTCTCTACTCAATATCGTTTGCGCCTTGAAGCAATTTGTGAACGTATTGCAAAAGGCGAATCTGTAGAGTTAAGTGACATGATTTGGGCAGAGAAGTTGGCAAAATCCAATCGTTCTGCTGCAACTATTCTTAGACAAGCAAGGAGAC